CTTATGTTAGAGATGGAGAAGCTGGTACTGTTGATGTTTATGTTGAGGCTACTGTTGACGATAGTACAGATGGAAACGGAACACCAAGCAGTCAATTATTGGATGATGTTTTGGAAGTTATAGAGTTCGACCCAGATGATACAAAGCCATTAAATGAAAGAGGCAGGCGACCAATACAAGCGAATGTAGAAACTTTAGCAATTACTACAGTACCAGTTGATGTGCAAATAACTGGATTAAGCGATAGTTCAATTTCAGTACAAAACGCAATTATTAACAATATGAAAGCACATTTAAGAGATATTAGACCTTATATTTCTGGTGCTGATTTGGCACGAAATAAGAATGATATTTTGTATAGTGCGAGGCTTCAAAGTGTTTCAACTGATGTTTTAGAGAGTGCAAATTTCTTTACGGGATTTGTGATGCAAGTTGATGGAGTCACTGAATTATCGTATGTATTTACTTTGGGTAATATTCCATATTTAAGAAATGTAACTTTTTAATTTAAAAAATATGTATGAAGTAACAGAAAAAAGCACCATGCATGGATTAGGCACACCGCATGGAATTAGAACGCCTCACAGATACCCTGCAAAGAGTGATAGTTTATCGGTTATATTTGATGATTTGATTACTAAATTGTATCCAACTGGTAGAGCTTTTTACATGAAGAAAAACGGAACTTTTAATTTATTGCATCAAGCTATAAATAGAAGTTTTATTCGTGTTGTTGAAGATGGTAAATTGACTATTGACGGAACAAATCCAAATAGCAACAATTTTGAGTCAAATGATGTAACTTTATGGGAATATCGACTTGGACTAACAACAAATTTAAATGTACCATTAGAACAAAGAAAACAAGCTATTTTAAGAAAAATGGCATATCCTAGTAATATTAAGGCTAGACAACATCCGAGTTTCATACAAAGCCAGTTACAGTTAGCTGGATTTGATGTTTATGTACACGAGAATACAATTCCATATAAAACACCTGCGGATATTGTAGCATTGAGTTTGGGTAGTACACAACATTCAAATAATGTTCAGCATGGAATTGGTACACAACATGGAAGTTTGAATTTTGATGTTATTGCAAATTATCCTTATGTTAATGAAAATTATACAGTAGGAATTGATAATCTTTGGGCTACATTTTTTATTGGTGGGGAAAACTTGGGAGAAGTTGCAAATGTGCCATCAAATAGAATGGTGGAGTTTAAAGAATTAGTATTAAAATTAAAACCAGCACACTGTGTTGCGTTCATTTTCATTAATTTTGTTTAAAATATAAGACATGAGAAATAAATTATTACAGCCGAATATAGATAATTCGGACCCGATTAACTTCCCAAATGGGAGAATAAAAAACAATGATGGTTCTGGAAATGGTACTGCTGTAAATGAGCAAACCAAGGGAGATATTCATGAGTTTTTTGATAATTGTATGCGACTTTATGGAATTGAACATAATGGACTTCCAGATAGTGAGGCGAATGGATATCAAACAGTTGAAGCGGTTAGGGCATTGGCTTCTAAAAATGACTTTGTATTGAGTATTACTAGTACATCTGGAGTTTTAAATGTTCCCGTAAAACTTAGCTCTATGCTTACAAACGAGCAAATTGTTTGTAAAGTTATGATTGACAAATCAACTGAAACTGAAATAAAAGGAAGTGATAATAGTCAATTTGTAGTTTCTTTTGTTGGGGATTTCAAGGCTAATGAGTATGTAAGATTAATTAAAAATGCATCTACTGTAACAATAGTTAGATTAGTTGATTTAGTAAATTTAGATTTATCAGTTTCAGAGTTTTTGTATTTAAAAAAAGCTAATCAAACACAAGAAAATGCTGGTACAGTTGATACTGTTGCAACTACTCCATTAACAAATAAAACAGTTTTTGCAAGGCGTGTAAATGGTGCTGATAGTGATGATTATTTGGCTACTCCATCACAAAATGGATTGTTAAGTTTAGAGGATAAAATAATTATTGATGGAATTGGTGCAAGTCCAATTAAAAACATAGGTTTTGCAAGTGGTATAGATGTTGGTAATATGACCGTTTCAGCTTCTTTGTCGGTTGGTGGTAATATTTCAGCAGCAACTGTTACTTTTAATAGTGCTGGCTTAACTGTATTTAGATGTACGATGTCAAATGCAATGACAAACACTAATTACAAGGTTAAAACAGACATTCAAAGTCAAGGCGGTTTTGATAATGATTCAAGGATTTTAAGCCCTCTTTTCCAGCCAATATCAACAACTCAATTTGATGTAGGAATACGAGAGTCAAGTGGATCAACTGGAAATATTAAAATGCATTTTGACGTAGTTCAATTATAAAATTTAAAAAAAGATGAAAGTTTTAGGAAATCAAGCAATTGTAAAGGATGAGGATATAAAATATCCATTTGGTGCAAATATTCAAAATGAAACTGATGTTTTGGATGGCACTCCAGTAGTTCGTGAAATATATGGTGATGTTTTAATGAATATATATAAACTATTATCATTGACAAAAACAAGTCCAACAGACACAGAAGATAATGATGAAACTCAATATCAATTAATAGATGCTTTAAAGAAATTTGCTAATGGCTACAATGATATTGAGCAGGTTTTGACGCTTACATCAAGCCAATGGAGCGTTCCTTTTGATTTGGATATTTTGCCAAACAAATATGTATTTTTTGCTAGACCTACTGATAATTATGTAAGTGGAACAGTTTATACATTTGTTGGAATTGGTGGTACAACTTATAATTTGACAAGTCAAACAGGATTTAATGCAAGTGATGAGGTTATTGTAGTTATTGATAGTGGAACGGTAAGAGTCTATTCTTTGACGTTATTAAATACAATGAATGAGGTTTTTACTGTTATGGGGCAGCCTTTGTCATTTAATGATAGTGCTGATGTTTATTATCAAGAAAACGGCAACATTTTAACTGATTACCCTAGCATTGGATATTTAGAAAATGTTATTCGTGTTTTGGCTGGTGATGGGGCTTTAATTGTAAATGAAATGTTTGTAATTAAGGGTAAAGTGTTGTGTGTGGTTTATGACCCAACAAACATAACATACAAGTTTTACTCATTTCCAATTAATGATTTTGGTACTGCTACTTTAGTTAGTGTTGTCGGTGGTTCTATTCCAGTAGGAAGTGATTTTAATCCTTATTTTTATTGTGATGGTCAAACGGTTTATGTTACAAATACAGGAGGCTCAACAGTAAATGATTATGAGTTGGAATTATATTCTTTTGATGAGTTTTTAAATCAATTACTGTACACAAGTTTAGTTAGTTTAGAGTCTGGATTTATTAAAACTACAAATGTTGTGATAAAGAATACAGATTTATATAGCTTAATTGGTGGTTCTTTTAAGAAGTATTCTTTAACGGGTGGAACTGTGACAGATTTAGGAAATTATAACGGTGTAATTGGTAATATTTTCGCTTTGAATGGAAACTATTATTTTACTTCTGGAGAAGTTGCTAAAAAATGGACTTTGTAATAGGTTAAACTATGAAATTAGATGTAAATACAGATGCTAGTATTGCTTTATCGGCTAAATTGGAAAAGTTGCATAAATCGGCTTTTCCAAGTGCCGTTAGAAATACTTTAAATGATTGTACTTTTGATATGAAAAGCAAAACTGTATTAATAAGTGCTAAAAAAAACTTTAAATCTGTAAAACAACCATCTTTATTAAAAAGAAGTTTATTAATAAAAAAAGCCACAGGATTTAATGTCAATTCTATGACATCTACAATAGGATTAATAAAACTTGATAATGTTTCAGATGCATATTCAAAAGGTTTAGAGAAACAAGAGAAAGGCGGTGTTATAGATGATGGAGCTAGGTATTTAAAAGGTGCTAGGGGTAGTAATAATTTATTAGGTAAAGTTAGAAGAGAAAACTATTATGATAAAAACAAAGTTATTAGTGGTCGTAGTAAAAGAAAAGGAACACGAAAAAGTAAGTTTGTAGCTAGAGCATATATGTCTAATAAATTAAATTTGCCTTTCTTTGGAAATACATCAAAAGGAAATATGTTATTTAAAACAAAGAAATTTTCTAATTCAAAAGGAAAGGTTTCTATGAAAATAATACCTTTAATGATGTCAAGAAGAAAGGTTAAATCAAAAATAAAGCAAACTAACTTCATGAGTGAAGCAGGGCTTATGACCTTTAAGAAAATAAATGACTTTTACAAAAAACAAGCAGAATTTCAATTCAAAAAATATTTAAAATAATGGGATGGAAAGATGATTTAGAAAACATAAAGTTTTCAATAAAAACAGGCGACGGAAAAGAGTATTTTCCACTATGGAAAGATAGCGAAAAATCAAAAGATTACAATTCAAGTGCTTTTGATTTTATTGATGTTTCTGGTACTTTTGTTGACCGTAAAAAACCAAAAGGAAATAAATACCCATTGACATTTTATTTTCAAGGCGATGACTGTATTACACAATCAAATGAGTTTGAAAATTCAGCTGATGATTCAAGGGCGTGGGAAATAACGCATCCTTTTTACGGAACAATAAAAGGGCAACCGTTATCATTAAAAAGAAACGATAATAACTACAATGTTACTGAAATTACTGTTGATTTTTGGGAGAGCATGACGGATGACTATCCAATTTCGGATGTATCTGTAAAAGATGAGGTTTTAAGCAAAAGGAATTTAGTTTCACAAAGTGCAGTTACAAGTTATTCGAGTAGCGAAAATGTATTACAAAGTGAAGATATTACAAAAAATAAAGACGCTAATATTTTAACTAATTCGGCTTTTGATACTTCTTTGGAAAATGATGATTTTGCAGACTATCAAATTATTTTTGGATCAGCTCAAAAGGCAACCGATGATTTATTAAATAATGCTTCAAATGCAATTGAAAAAACAAACGAATTATTAAATTTTCCTAGTGGTGTTGATTTACCCGTATTAGTTAAAGTAAAAAATTATGTAAACGCTTTTAACAATTTAGTAAAAGAATTGCAGACTATTGCAGATAAATTATTTTTCGAAAGTCAAGCAGGATTGTGTATTGCTAATTTGTGTAATGCTTCGGTAAACTATCAAGAAACAGATTTTGAAATTAGAAATGAAGTTGAGCAGGTTGTAAATGAAATTTTAATCATTTACGCTCAATATTTACTTATTTTAGATAATGCTTCGGTATCTATTTATGATGTTGGAAATACATACCAACCAGATGCAGGACTTCAAAACGATGTTTATAATATTGTGATGTTTA